GCGCGGTCAACATAAATGCGCGACGTTGGGGTGCCGCGGGTTACGCCGAACGACAGATCGGTCGTGTCGAACGTCATGGCGTATGCCGTATTGATGAGGGCGGCCGTCTGGTCGGTCGTGTCGTAGAACGATCCGTAGCGCGGCGTGATAAACTCTTTCGGCGGCGGCGACAGCGACAGCGCCTGAAGCTGCGACTGGATGACCGCGATGTCGCTCTCGCTAGCGGCTGGCGGCGTGACGCCGGTGGCCTGTGCAAGACTGTTGACTTTGGCGTCAACATCCGCCGTGGCCGTGCAGCAGTCCGGTGCGCTTTCCAGACCTTGAATGGCGTCGCTGAACACCGCGTCGTAGGACGCTAACAGCGACGACGTGTCGGGCGCGAGTTCGGTTTCCTCTTGGTTGGTCCGCGTTGCCGTCAGCAGCGACAGAAAGAACCGATACCACTCACGGCTGATCGCGCCGGTCCGCGGGTCGAGAAACTCGACACGCGGCGGCGTCAGGGCCGTGGGGTTGATCGGCGACGAGGCCATCAGGCTCTGGTCCCGCTCAGAATCAGTTCGGCGCCCATGATGTAGATGCGGACCGGGTCAGTGCCGGACACCTCGTAGACGCGGTCGCGGATTTTCATCGTGGCGCCCAGACGGCGCCAGATCGTGCGGAAGCCGTAACGGCCGATGCGGCCCATCGACTTCCAGTGTTCGTTCGACCACGTATGGCCGCCGTCGTCAGAGAAGCGCAGCATGACCTGCGGGTCAACCCCCTGCGTAGCCGGCGCTATATCCTCAGAAATAAGATAGTCGCCGGCTTCGGTTATTAAGTAGTCGTCGTTTTCAGTTTTCAAATATATGGTTTCGGGCGTTAGAAGCCCGTTCAGACCGACGCCGGTCTCGCAGTCAAGCTGCATGGCGTGCTGGACCGTACGCGCAAGGTTGTTCGCGCCGGTCGGTAGTGCACGCCATGAGCGCAGCCACTTCTGCGGCTGGCCGTCGTCCGAGTATGCCTCAAGGTCGAACTTGTAGATTTTGCCGTTCTGGTAGTCGCCAACGACGTTCTCGCTGTTGTAGAACATCTGGCAGTTGCCGCGGTGACGGTTGAACTGGCCGTTCTGGAACGAGGCGCGTTCGTGCCATGCGCCGGTCGCCACGTCGAACACCCACGTCGTGTTGGCGGTCGGGAAGTTCAGCACGTAGAAGCTGTGGCCGTCCTGCTGGTAGGTGTAGCCAACCGCGTCTTCGAGGTTGGGATATTCCTGAAGCTGCCACTCGATTGCGTGGGTCGAGATGCGCTGGCCCATGTAGCCAGCCGCCCGGTAGACCATGCCCTGACCGCGGGCGTCTTTGCCGAGCCAGTAAATCTGGTTGTCCATCTTGGCGATGGAGTACGGCGCAGCGCAGCCGAGTTCGTTGTACGCGCCTTGGATGCGCGTCAACGGGAAGTCGAGCAGCCCAGCGTTATACCAGACCTCGGTCGAGTTGGTGCCGTAGACCCAGACTTCGCGGTGATCGACAAAGATCGCCACGACGTCGTCGGGGTTGCCTTCGGCGCTGGCGAAGTCCAGCGGATCGACACTGGCGCCGTCGAGCAGTTGCGTGACCCAAATCTTCTGGCTGTTCGGCTCGTTGAACACGAAGTAGCCGTCAAGATAGCCGACCGTGCCTGCGCCGGGGAAGTCTGGGTCGGTAATCTGCTGGAACACGTCCGTCTGGGCGTTGTAGATGTAGCCCTGCGGGTTGGCCGCCACGAATAGCTGGATGCCGTTGTCGGCCATGCTGACCGGGCCAGTGCCGGCGATGGTGCCCTTGGCGACCGCGTTCCAGTTGCTGTCGATCTGGAACAGCGTCGGGCCGGACACGGCGTAGCCGTAGTTGCCGAACTGCCACATTCCGCGGATCGGGCCGATGCCAATCGTCGCCAGCCGCGTCAGGCCGGGAGCGCGCTGGAGAAACGCAGGCTCCTTGCCGCCCTCCGGGACGATCTCCGGAAAGAGGTTGACCATGCGGGCATCGGCGGCGTTGACGCTGCGAGCGACATACGCCGACCCTAGGATCGGCGTCTTCATCAGTAGTTGCCCGCGTAGATGTTAAACCGCTGACGGGTCGCCACGATGCTGTAGGGCATCGACATGATGTCGTCAGGGTTGTTGATCCGCTTGAGGTTGCGCTTGCTGGTCATGGCGATGCGCTGCACCTGCGGAGTTGGCTCCATGCCGAACTCCGGTGCCATCTCGGTCGCCAGATTGTAGCGGAAGGCGCGCAGGTAGCCCGGCGGGAAGTGCAGTTGGGTGGCCAGCGTCGCCGGCTTGGTCAGTTCCTCGACGGAAATGAAGTGCCATTCCAGATCGCGCGTCGGGCGCGGGTAGACGTACATCTCCACGTCGGGGAAGGTGTTGTTGACGAAGATCACCTGCGGGTACGTGGACGTGACGGTCTTAACCGCGATGCCGTTGTACTGCTGCTGGTTGATGAACTTGATGCCGTAGCTGACGCCGGTGCCGGGGTCTTTGAAGTAGGTGCTGTCGTCGAGCAGCACGGGGCGGTTGCCGACGAAGTTGCCCGAAGGGCCAAGCGTGCGGAACAACTGGCCAGCCGGCCACGTGAAGACCTGATCCTGCGTGGCGAACACCGACAGTCGTTCTGTATTCCAACTGTCGATCATCTGGTTCATGGCGTTCAGGGCGTCCTGCGACGTTTCGGCCGAAGGCACTTCGCCCTCGGCCAGAACGCCCAGCAGGCGCAACGAACCATTAATGATGTCGCCGGCAGTGGTCATGGCTTAGTCTTCCTGCGCTGCGCGTCGGCGTCCACGGCGCTTGGGTGCCGCCAGTTCGTTGACGGGCGCAGCCTCGGCTTCGTCCTCGTCCTCGTCCACCTCTTCAGCAGGCGTGGTCGGATCATAGCGCATCCAGCCGTACATTTCATCATGTTCCGCTTCGTGTTCGCTGATTGCGACCTTAGCGCCGTGCACGGGGTGCACCATGTAGATAACAGACATACAGAACCTCAGAAAAAATGGACGGCCCGGAGGCCGCCCACTGGGTTAGGTGATCGCCATGAACCGCCAAACGGTGCCGTCCGAATAGAACAGCTTACCGATGCCCGTTGCGTTCGTCGTGATGCCGAGCGAACCCGCGGGGGCCGAAGTGGTCGTGACGGTGGCGGTGATCGCCGTGCTGAGAACGTAAACGCCGGCGTTGGCGTTGCTGGCAACGGCCCCGCTGGTAGCGGTCGAAACAATCGAACCGCCCGTCACAGCGCCAGATGCCGACACGGGGCCGGTAACGGTGACGCTCTCGAACTCAGGGTCGGCGAAAGCTACGCCGATGGCCTTTGTGTTTGGCATGATAGGTACTCCTTAAAAGGTTGCCCCGGCCGAAGCCGGGGCAAGACCCATTAGTTGGCGACGCGGTACAGGGTGTAGGTGCCGTCGCCCGTCTTGCGAGCGCGGAACACAACAGCCTTGCCGGCTTCGCCGGCGCCCGAACCGACCAGCGTCCAGCCCGTGCCCGCGGTCAGCGTGCCGGCGCCAGCGCCCGTGGAAAGCAGAGCGAAGTCGAAAGCCGAGTTGACCTTGGCGCTGCTGATGCGGTCATCAACACCGCCAACGCCGGTCACAGCCGGCAGAGCGAGGTTGGCACCGCTGCCGGAAGTGAAGACGACCAGACCCTGTTCGAGGTCAAGCACGGTCAGAGTTGCCGCGCCGGTGTAGGTGGTGGGAGCAACCTGCGTGCCAAGAATGACTTCGTTGAGGTTGCCATCGCCGACCTGATAACCGCCGGCACCGTTAGGAAGAGCCATAATATAATCCTTTCAAATGGTGTGGCCCCCGGCGAACCGGGGGCCGAGTTCAGGTTAGCCCCAGAGACGGCAAGCCATCTGCGGACGGATCGTGCTGTAGCCGTACAGAACGTCGATACGGCAGGGCATACGGTCGTTGTTGATGTCGTACTGACGAACAACGCGCAGGCTGATGCCGTTGTGGACAGCGCGCGACGCCATATCGACGCCCTGCGGGAGCAGGAGGTCGGCGGTGGCGAAGGTGATCGCGTCCTTGTGGTACACGAGGTTCTGGGCGTACTGCGTGCCGCCGGCGCCGACGAACACGACAGCCGAGCCGTTGCCCGGCAGAACGTTGACGGTGGCAAGCGCGTGACCGGCCGAGTAGATCGGAGCCACGGTGAGCGTGCCTTCGCCCGAGCTACCCAGCGTCACAGTCGTCAGCGAGACGAACTGGAACAGCGAGCCGGTGCTTTCACGGGTCTGCGGGTTGACAGCGAACACGCCGTTGACGGTGAACACGTCGCCAGCCTTCACGGTCAGACCATTACCAGCGCCAGTGATGGAGATGGTGCTGGCGCCTTCCGAGGTAACGGCCGCTGCGGTCGAACCGCCGGTGGCGTTACGGGTGCCGGTGGTGAACTGCTTGATCGACTGCGACATGTTGATTTCGTCGAAGCCGAGCACGCCGGTGCCCATCAGGCCGTTCTTGAACTGCTTGCTGATGGTGTCGGTCGGGTTAAAGAGGCCCTTCATCCCTTCGACGAGGCCAGCGTTGGCAGCCGGGTTGACGGTCGCGTAGCGCGGCGACATCACGGCAGCGTTCTCGTTCAGCTTCTGCTGGGCAGCCAGCAGAACGGCCGAGGTCGCCGGGGTGACGCCGGGGGTGCCGACCGAGTTGCCGATGGTCTGGAAGGCGTTGGCAACGTCCGCGTCGATGCTCGAAGCAAGCTGCGAGATACGCGGCTTGAGAACACGCTCGGCGAAGTCGTCAAGCTGCATGGTCAGTTCGGCGGTGGTGAAGTTCACACCGATGTGCTTCTGCGAAGCAACGGTCAGGGTGGTGAACTGCTCGTTGTCGTCCTGCACCTGAAGGGCGGCGCCGTCGGTGACGAGGGCACGGTCAGGCAGACGGATACGCAGGGTCGAGCCGATCTTGGCGCCTTCCACTGCGAAGCTGTCGTCGTACTGACGGTTGACGTTGCGGGTGAGCACGAGGTTGTTCTCCAGAATTTCCAGAGCCTTCCGCGTGATCATGTCGATAGTAAGAATTGAGTTGGACATGGGTTAGTTCCCTACTTAGCGGTTACGTTGTGCCTCGAACTTCTTGATCTGCCGCAGCCGTTCCGCCTCAATCCACTCCGACGTGCTCATCGACTTGGTCGAGCGAGGGTCGGTGGTGTCATATCGCGGCGCCCCAGTGGAGCGGGCTGTGACAGGAGCAATCGGTGCCGGGGCGGTTGAAGTTTTTCTGACCGGCGGATTTGAGGACAGTGAAGCCTCAATCTTTCCGATTTCCTTTGCCTGCAAGATTGGGTTGAGACGCGCGATACGTCCGGCCTCTTTGGGGTTGGAGCCGAGCCAGTAAAGGACATCGGGGCCAACATCCGAGGCTTGGATGCTCAGGGCCATGTGTTCCGTAACGGGAAGGTTCGGGTTGTAGGCGACTTGATCGAAGTCGTCGTACTTGTCCCGCGCCGTCTCTTCACGGTCATGGTACGCTTCCAGCATCTCCGTTTGCTGGCGTGCGGCTTCCCGCTGTGCCAGCAACTCTTCCGCTTTGCGTTCGGCCAGAGCCTCGGCGTAAGCGTCGTAGGTGTCGAACTGGTCAGGGTAGATGTCCGCGGCCGGTTGCGACCGTTGACGGGCTTCCTGTTCAGCCAGACGTTGCTGCTGTTCGCGCTCCCATTTGCGCTGCTCTCTTGCAAGCCGCTTACCGACGATGGCGTCAAGTTCTTCCTGCGTGAAAGTCTTGGACGCTTCCTGTTCGGCAGCCTGTTCTTCCGGCGTTTCGGTATCTACGGGTTCTGGAGCCGCCGTGGTTTCCAGTTCCGGCGCGGGCACTTCCGCTTCAGTGGGGACGTTGTCGTCCATGTGGTTTTGACCCTTTCAAGTCACCTGATGATCCGCACCAGTACGGTTAGAGGCCAGACTACAACAAGTGTTGCAGTCTGGCAATCTGTCTAAAGACGCTGATAAACGATAGTCGGTAGCCCAGTATACACCACCTCCATCGTTGAATCTTGCGGAACAACCAACTGCACGAAAGTGGAAGTGGCCACGCGGTATCCATCAATCGTAATGTAGGTAACAATTCCGTCTTGCACTAGCACTGAGGCAGCATTGCCAGTGTTATTTGTCCAAGAAAATGGCGACGCGCCGACCACAATCGGCGTTAAAAGGTTAAGATTTGCGCCGATATTGTTGGCGATAACTTTATCAGTGCCAGTCGAATTGTCGATGATAGAGCTAATTCCACCAAAAACATTGTTATTTGAAACAACAAACTTATTGCTAGTTCCGGCTTCAATTAATATAGCGTTTGCTTCGTTGCTGGACCCTGTTCCGCGGAGGTCGCCAATCCGGCAATTCAAAATGCTGAAGTCAACCGCGTTGGCCGCGACAGTCACGCCGTTATATGTGGACGCGGTGCGCTGACTGTTATAGCCGATCTGGCAGCCATCAATATAGCAAGTCTGCGGGCCAGCTTGAATAAGAACGCCGTGTTCGGCGTTACCCATAATACGGGTCCCGCTTCCGATGTGAACTTCGCCGCGGTAGTTAGGGCCGATCAAAACCCCGTTTCCGCGGAGAACTGATCCTATCCATGAGCCGTTAATATAGCAGCCTTCGCCGCGTTCAAGAAGCACGCCACCAAAAAAGTTATGGTCGCACTCCAAATCCCAAACAAAGGCCCAAACTGGAAAACTGCTTCCAGAGTTTACAGTATCAGTTTGCGCAAAGCCGCGGCCGCCGTTCAGCAATGCGGCTTTATCAACAACGAGAGAGTACCCAAAACTGTCCTGCCTTATCCACGTCAAACTAACATTTGACACGAATTTCCATTGAACAGACCCGTCAGTTACAGGCGTGGTAAATACGGTGTCCGGCGTGGCGCCGGGTATGCTAGACGGCGATGATGCGGTGCCGGTCGTGCCGGCAGTCGAGCATTGCCAAATGTAATTATTGACTGAAACCATGTCGCTGACAGAATATGCTGTCAGCGGCGCATAGGTTTTTACAGACGTAGCGCCTGCACCATAACCGTTCGGGAATGGGTTATCCGCATTAAAATTGTTAATTACAGCACGATACGAACCAGTCGAGCCGCCAAAATAAATACCATCAAGGCCAAGCATGTAGCGGCACTGACAATCAATAATTTCACATTCAGTGCCGTTATAGATAGCGAAACCGCTAAATCCGTAATCTACCCGGACATTTACTGCCTTACATTTATAGGCGTTATTCGTGAAATAGACGGCGTATCCGCTTGTCTTTTTAGTAACGGGCCTGAAATTGATGTTCTGGATTTGCGAGTGTTGGCAACCGTCAAACACCACGTCATTACCTGTCGCGTTGACCGGAGCAAAAGACGTGCCGTTTGCCAGCATTCCTTCACCCATGAGGGTCGTGGAATTAGACGTAACGGTAAGCTGAGTGATCCTGTAAGTACCCTTGGGGATGAAAATAATCTTACCGGGGTTGGCGTTAATAGCCGCCTGAATTGCGGCAGTATCGTTAGCAACACCATCGCCGACCGCGCCGTAATCAAGCACGTTGGCCGGCGAGCCTTTAATCATGCTGTAGGTGGTTTTGGTGAGGCTCATGACTTGGGCCTTTCAAAAATTTCACACATTACATTTCCGTTCTCGCGCCGCACACGCTGCTGACCGGAAGCGCAAATACGTTGCGCCTCGCCGGCCTTAACCGCCCAAACAGCTTGTGCAATTACTCGCTCCACGGAAGGGGCGGGGTGACCACGGGAGGGTTAATCTGAGCTTCGATCTGCGCGGCCACGTTCGCTTCGTAGGCGTCAACCTGCTCTGTGCCAAGCGCGTCCTGCACCCAGCCGATGACCTGCGCTTCGGTAAGATCGGCGTAAGGCGTGAAGGTGCCACCTTCATCGAGACTGACGCCGACCGAGCCGTAGACACCTGCGGTATGCTCGCCGTCGGTGCCGGAGAGTGTCCAGTGGCACACGAAGACAACATCTTCGTGGCCCTCATATTCGGGGTAGCAGTCGAGAGCCGAGACAGTCCAGTTGTAGGTAGTAGCCATGATTTAGTTTCCTTCGAGTTGTGCCACGCGGGCGCGGAGGCTTTGGATTTCAGCGATCAAGTTGGCGATAATCTCAGGCGCGGAGTAATCCATTGCCTGCATCTCTTCCCCGTCCTTCTCGCCGGTGGCGATCTGGGTTTCGGAGACTTCCTGCACCTCATGCGCCAGCAGGCCGATGAAGCGGCTTCCGTCCGCCTTCCAGCTACCCTGCACCGGCTTCAGAGCGTCGATGTAGGCACCGCTGTTGGCGATGGGGCCGTCGATGTCCTTAAGTCGATAGTCGGACGAGGTGTTGTAGGCGGTGGCAGTTGAGGTGGCCGTGATGGAGCCAACCGTCCCCCCGCCTGTTCCGTTGTAAAAATTGAAGTACCGCCCCGTGCCCGCAGCCGAAGTTGACCTAATCCAAAGGCTTGCACAGTTATCGCCCGTGGTTGCCGCCTCAAGGCTTTCCGTTGTAGTCGCGCTAACAGACAACCTAGCGTTGACGCCAATGGCAGAACTAGTTGACCCCACCAGCAGGTTGCCGCTGCTGTCGATGCGCATACGTTCGGTGTTGTTGGTGGCGAACACCATCGCTGCCGTCTCTTTGTTGACCAGCCAGAAGTCTGAACCGGACAGGTAGAGGTGCGTGCCATCATTAGAGGTAGCGCCCGTGGTCGGGTTGCTCCACTGTATCTGAGGCTGGGTGCCGTTGATTTGGAACTGCACGGTGGGTGCGGTGGTCCCAAGGCCCAAGTTGCCGCTGGTGTCGATGCGGGCGCGTTCGGTGTTGTTGGTGGCGAAGCGAACATCCGACGCCTCGAAGTTC